AAGAGACTGCACCGGAAGCTACACCTGTAGCAATGGCTGTAGAAGGAGCTTTAGCTGATGGTACTATGATCTACTCAAGTGCTGATGCATTTGCCGAAGGAGTAGATGTATTCGTAATGGATGCAGATGGCAACCCTACACCATTAGCTGATGGTGAATACACAATGGATAACGGTATGACTATCGTTGTTGCAGCAGGCGTAATTGAGTCAATGGCAGAAGCTATTACTGAAGAGCCTACTGTAGAGATTGAAGTAGAGCAGGAAGTAGCTGAGACTTACTCTAAGGAGCAAGTAGAAGGATTGCTTAAAAATGTAATCTCTGAATTCGAAGCTAAGTTAAGCGCTGCTGAGAAGCAAATCACTGAGCTAAGTAAAGCACCAGCTGCAACTACTGTAAAGCAGTCGCGCCAAGCTGCACCTCAAGCACCTTTAAACATTACAGCAATGAGTAACATCGAAGATAGAACTCGTGCTATAGTAGCAAGATACAAAAACAACTAAAAACAAAAACAAAAAAACAAAAACATGGCTGATAACTTGACCATCACCTCAACCTACGCTGGCGAATTAGCGCTACCGTACATTGCTGCAGCTGTCCTTTCAGGAGACACTATTGCAAACAATTACATCACTGTTAAAGAAAACGTAAAGTACAAAGCTGTACTTAAGATTCTTGCTTCAACAGGATTAGTTAAAGCTGCTACTTGCGACTTTGACAACTCTACATCTGCGCTTACTCTTGAGGAGAAAGTGTTAACGGTTACTGACCTTATGGTTAATATCCAACTTTGTAAAGCAGAATTTACAAAAGATTGGGAAGCGGCTCAAACAGGTCGTGGATTTATCAACGATGTAGTTCCTGCTAACTTCTCTGATTTCTTAATCTCTCACTTGGCTGCTAAGGTTGCTCAAGAGATTGAGTGTAACATTTGGAAAGGTAACTGGCCATCTTCAGGATTCACAGGATTCAACGGTTTACAATACTTAATCGATGCCGGTAAAGGTGGTACTCCTGATGTTGACTTTACTACTGCTTTGACTGCAGGTAACGTAATTGCTAAATTACAAGAGTGCACAGATGCATTGCCTGCTACATTGGTAGGAAGCCCTGACCTTAAGATCTACGTTAACCGTAAGACTGCACAGTTATACCGCCAAGCTTTGGCTACTGCAGGTTACTTGCAAACGTTCCAAGGTACTGCACAATTCCCACTTACCTTTAACGGGTATGATGTGTATGTTTGCCCAGGTATATCTGACTCAGTAGTTATCTTAGCTACTGTTGCAAACTTAAACTTCGGAACTGATTTGACTTCAGATTTCAACGAGGTGAAAGTAGTAGACATGAGCTTTACTGATGCATCTGATAACGTGAGAATGGCTATGCGCTTCCGCGCTGGTGTTCAGTACGCTGTACTAGGTGATATCGTTATCGGATTTGATAACTAAATAATACTCCTTTGTTAAAAGAGTGGGTTAGCTAATAGCTGCCCATTCTTTGCAAAGAATATTTTAACTAATAAATAAAAAATAACTATGAGCTGTCTAACTACCGCGGGAATACTAATTGCTTGCAAAGAAGCAATCGGAGGGATAAAAGCCTTATACTTAGGAGATTACGCTACATTCGCAAACACTGCTACTATCAATGCAGGAACTAACTTAGTTACTGCTCTTGCTACAGGAGATGTTTACGAATTCGAATTACCTAAGCACACAGGATCATTCACAGAAGAGGCTGCTATCAGCATCGAGAATGGCACTGTTTACTATACTCAAACTGTTGTAGCTATGTTTCATGGCATGACTGCTGCACGTTCATTTGAGCTTCAAAACATTTCTAAAGGTCGTAACGTATTATTCGTACAGGATAATAACGACAATATTTGGATGTGTGGTTACAAAGATGGAGTAGAGGTTACTGCCTTTACTACAGCAAGTGGCACAGCCAAGGGAGACATGTCAGGATATACAATCACCTTTACTGGTGAGGAGAAAGATAAGGCATACTTGTTAGATCAGGATGCAGGAGATACTCCATTCTTAGACTTTACTACAATTACTGTAGTAGGCGCTACATTGTAAGTAAAATTGTGCTATATTTAAAGCATGATATACTTACTAAAAAATACAGCAGCACAGCTCCTCTACCTTAGTCTTAAGGAAGGGGAGCTTTTGCTTGCTAATACATACACGCATTACTTGTTAGAACTAACTAACGAGCAGACTTTAGAAAAGCTTTATGCTATCCCAACACAGATAGCTCAGAATGATAGGTATACTACCATTCAGATTGGCACCAATGCCAACACACCAACAGCTGCGAGCCTACTAATTAACTACCCAGCAAGATTTAGCTACGTAGTTTATGGGCAAAATAGCAGCACTAACTTAGATCCTACAGATGCTGTTGTGGAAGGGGTAATCCAAATGGGTTATTTAATAGTAGAAGATTTAACTACTCCCCGATTTACAGAGCCTAACCTAACCATAGATTCAGATATAGCCTACAATGGATAAGATAACACACGCAGCACCAATGTTAGTTAATCTTGGCGCAGCAATGCCACAAGAGGCTAACGAGAAAGAAACTCCCAAGGGATGGGTAACATTAGGTGAGGCTAACTCCTTCCCTAATTATTTAATAGATTTATACTATAGCTCTCCGGTGCATTCTGCTCTTACCATGAGCATAGCGTTTATGATAGCAGGGAAAGAGATTAAGAGTAATAATCCTGCAGCTCAGCGTGAGATAGATAGACTTAAATTAAATAGCATTAGAAGGCCTATTACCTTAGATGCAAAGATGCAAGGTGGCTTTTATTTAGAAGTGATTTGGAGCGTAGATAGAACTACTGTAGCTAAGATTAATCATTTGCCTTATGAGAATTGTCGCTTGGCTGTGGCTAATGATGAAGATGTTATACCTGGCATTTATTATTCTAAAGATTGGAATGATACTCGCAAAAAGAAAAATATACCGGTATTTATACCTATGTATAATCCAACTTCAAAAGCAGATGAGCCTTCTCAAGTGCTATTTGTGGGGATAATGACACCAGGCAGCGCTTACTATCCTAAGCCTGATTACTATAGCGCAGTTAATTACATAGAAATCACAAGAGATATCAGTGAATTTTATAGAGCTTTCTTAGCTAATGGCATGAATCCTTCATACATGCTGCACATGAATAACGGTATTCCTGATCCTGAGGAGCAAATGGCTATCCGTAGAAATTGGGAGACTATGGTAGGTGCTAAAAAAGCGGGTAAGGTAATCTTTACCTTTAATGAGAGCGCTGATAGAATGCCTCGATTAGACGTTGTAGATATGACTCAAGCGGATAAGCAATGGCAAGAGTTAAGCGTGCAGTCAAGAGAGAATATTTTAACAGCTCACCGCGTAACGTCTCCTCTATTATTTGGTATTAGAGACTCAGGAGGATTAGGCAGCAACGCTGATGAAATGAAACAGGCTTACCGCATCTTTAATAAGAACATTATTGAGCCATATCAAAAAATTATAACAGATAGCTTTGAAGAGATATTTAAGGGTATGGGCATTGTGGCTGATATTTATATTGAGTCTAATGATATTTTCGGTGAGGAAATCACTGCTCCAACTGTTGCACAATCTGCAACAACTCAATTATCTGAGGAAAAAAAAAAGATTAATTTAGAGCCACAAGAAAAGCCTCCAATCTTCACAGATGAGGATGAGAATTGGTGGTGTGAATTCTTAGAAGATAAGGGCGAGATAGTAGATGAAGAGGAGTGGGAATTAATCGAAGCTGAGCCTGTTAATCTTACCTCAGTTAGAAGTTATTCTGATCCTGATAGACCATCTGAAATGGATAGCGGATTGTATAAGATTCGTTATTCTTATTCAAAGAATCTAAGTGGCAATAGTAGAAAATTCTGCAGGCAAATGGTAAGCGCTGCTAATGCTGGCTATGTTTATAGATATGAAGATTTAACAGGGATGAGTGCAGATACTAATCAGCTTAATCCAAACATGGGCCATAACGGCTCAAGTTATAGCGTGTGGTTATACAAAGGATCGGTTAACTGTAAGCACTACTGGGAGAGAAAAGTCTATTTTAGAAAGAGAGAGAGGGGCCGATTTATTGCAGACAATGGTTTAGAGTCATCTGATTCAATCTCAGTATCAAAAGCAATCAGAGCAGGAATGCCTTTGAGAGATATTGCTAAAGACTTTGCTACGGCTAACACTCGCACTTATGACTTGCCTAATAACGGCAGATACCCAGGAACAAATTAAACCTAAAAGAACATGGCAATAGCACCCGAAATATTATTCATTAACGAAGAGTTTTTAAAGAAATACACTCAGCTAAATGAAGCTGTAGATACTAACTTAATTAGGCCTGCAATATACTTGGCGCAGGATAAGTACATTACACTTTGGCTTGGCACTAATCTTACCAATAAGATTAAGAATGAGATAAGCGCAGGCACGTTAGCAGGAGTCTATGAGACTCTATTAAATGAGTATATTGTAAAGCCTACTGCATGGTGGACCATGGTAGAATTGTATCCTATGCTGATGTATAAGCACGATAACGGTAACTTAGTTACTCGCCAATCTGAGAACACTACAGCCATTACTCAAGGTGAGCTATCAGCGTTACGCGATATGGCAAGAGAGAACGCTAACTACTACACTCAACGCTTAGTAGATTACCTTTGCGCTAACAACTCAGACTATCCCGAATACAGCAATAACACAAGCCCTAACATTACACCTATCAGAGTAGTAAACAGGCAGAGCCAAATATCTTTTAGCAGAAGTATGAATAATATGGAGAGTCCATGGAGCAGATTTAATGTGCGAGACTTTACTAACTAAGAATGAAGCTAACAAAGGAGCAGCAAACACGTAAAGACTATGAGCGTAAGCTGAAGGTCTACCTAACTAAACGAGATAAAGAATTAAGAAAGAATGAAAGCACCAACAATCGAAGAGCTTAAAGCTCAATTTACAGAGCTTGGCTACAAATGGCCTACTATTCACGTGGTAGGTATCAGGTCTAAAGCTAACGAGCCTAATAAATTTGATGATCTAATAGGTTTAGTAAATGGCAGCGAGCTGAATTGGTACACCGGTACCACTAACCCAGGTACATTTTGGCTTAACTCACCTATGAATAGCTTAGGCACAGCAGTATTAAAAGCAGGGCAATACGTAGACACTTACACAATAGGGCTGCATCAGGGCAAATACACAGCATTAAAGCAAGCAAAGAAAGTTACAGTGTTTAGAGATGCTGATAAGGATAGCGTAGCTGAGGAGCAAGGTAAAGAGGATACAGGCCTATTTGGAATTAACATCCATCGCGCTAATGAATCTGCAGAATCAAAGAACGTAGATAAGTGGAGTGCAGGCTGCCAAGTAATGAATAACCCTAGCCAATTTAAAGAGCTCATTCAGGCTTGCATAAAGAGTGGTAAGAAGTCATTTACCTACACACTACTAAAAGAGTCATGAGTAATCATCAGCAACAAGTAGCAGAGGGAGTAACAGGAGCAGTTAGCAGCATTTTGTTAAGCGTGCCAGCATGGATGGTAGATGTTGAATTCGCATTAAAGATATTTTGTTTAATGCTATCAGCAGCTGCATCTATCTTTACGATCTATAAGATGCGTAAGAAGAGATGAAATGGCTTAAGAGCATATTTAGTAACGAAGGAGATGCGAGCTCTAAACGAGTAGCATCTATACTAGCGTTACTTGTATGCATTAACTTAAGTTACATCGGCACGTTTACTGAGTATAAAACTCCTGAATACATGTATGATGGCTTGTTAATTTTAGCAGGAGGAGGATTAGGATTAACAGTAATTGAGTCTATCTTTGACAAAAAGAAATCAAATGACACAACAAGCCAAGAACCAAATTAAGTTAGCTGTAGTATTCGGAGTAGCTGTATTCATTTGCATTCTAATGCAGCTCATGTACATCAGAATTAAGGAAGATGAGAAAGCTTTACAGGGTTATGAGCGCAGAGCTGATAGGGCTACGCATGTGATAGACTCTTTAGAAGCTACTAACGTGCAGCGTATGCAAGAGATTGCAGAACTCAATATGCAGATTGAAAACAATAATAAAAGATATGAAGCTAACATCAGCGCTATTGATTCTCTTGATCGCAATGGCCTTAAGCGTGCCATGCACAATCTACTCTCAAGCCTTACCGGTGAGAGATACCCTGGTGAGTCTAACGACTAACGAAGTAAGAGCGCTACTTAAGTTAAAGGCCGAGCGTGATTATCTTAAAGGGCAAGTAGGCTTATTATCAAAAAGTGATAGTATTGCAAGTTTTGTCATTAAGGATCAGCAGAAAACTATAGATGCTTGGGCGCTCACCAATGAGAAGACATCTAAAGATTTAGTTAAAGCGCAAGAGCAGTTATACAAAGAAGCTGCACGTAAAGAATCTTGGCGCAATACAGCGCTTATAGGTATTCCTATCTCATTTATAGGGGGTATTATCTTCACTATACTTTTCTAAGCTAACAATTTATTGTTAATAACTTTGCTAAGATTAGTAAGGTTTCTTTTGCATATCTAAAATATTGTAGTACATTTGTCAAACAATAATCAATAACAATAAAAAACAAACCAAATGAACACAGTAAATGTTTATCATCAAAGCAAGTTAGTTAAAACATTGGAATTTTTAACTGAGAGACAAGCAGTAAATTATTTAATTGAAAAAGCTGCGGAAGAAAGTCTTGAAGTAAATGATAATTACACCGAAGCTTATAGCGCTGGTGTTAAGCCTGAAACACTTTTAATCTTAAACGAAGCCTAATCATGAAAAAAGCACTAATCTATTTAGCTATCCTATTCGCAGGTATGTTAATTGCTGGCACATTCGATGCTCAGACAGCAGAATTAGAATCACAACCAAATCACATAAATAAATAATCATGAAAAAACTATTTGAATTAGAAGAGCAAAACCGTTACGATGGCTTACACTACTATCTTAAAATTGATGGATGCTATCACAAATCTTTTAGCACATACGAAGAGGCTAAAGAGGAATATGATAAGGCTGTTAGCTTTACATTCAGCAAAACAATTTTAGAAACTAAAGAAGTAGAGCTATGAAATTCCATGTAACAGTTACACCATTAGACGAGGTACAAATCTCTATAGCTGAGCGCTTAGGAACTGCTAACCTATTCATAGCAGATACTTGGGAAGTAGCACAGCAGATGCTACCACTACTTATGAAGATCTACAAATTTGATTACGTGCCAGTTTGGATTAATGAATACAACGAAGGCGCACTGTATGAGTGGGAAAATGATGAGGTAGTAATTAGTATAAAGAAAGTTTAGTATATTAGCAACTTAATTAATAATCAATATGAACAAACCAAACAATGTAACCGGTAAGGTTATCGTAAGTCGGTGGGATGCCGAAGCTTGCGGATGGAAGCTGTACACATCAGCTCACAGCTATTCTCTAACTGATTTCTCAACAGCTAAAAAGCATGGTGAGGTATTCCCTGATGATGGTACTTTCCTGTACCAATTCGAGAGCGAAGGGGAAAGCAATGTACATGATTACTTTATGAGCGACCGCTATGTTATCTGATCGCGCCAACAGCAAATTCATTTGCGTGCAGAGCTCACTACCGGGAGAGGAGTTAGAGTTCAATGAAATGGCTCAGAAAGTAGTTTATGAGAGCTGGCGCTCTTACTTCCAAAATAACCCCCATGAACTACAGCAGAGAACCTAATTGGCAGAAGCTCAAGCCTGAGATAGACTGGGATGAGCAGGAAGAAAAGTTAGCAGATAAGTTAGATACGTATATTAATAAAAACAAAATAAAACAAACAGTTATGAATCAAGGAATCGTTAAAAGTCAGAAATTTGTTAGAGATTGGAATGGCCCATCAGGTACAATCTATTACTTCGATTTAATCGTAGAGAATAATGGAGTAAATGAAGTAGGCCAAGTAGGTGTAAAGGATATGAACAGCCCTAAGATTCAAGTAGGCGCTACTATTCACTATACATCCGAAGAGCGCACTGGCCCAACAGGCAGAAAGAGCACGAACTTTAAGCTGCAGAATCCTAATCCATTTAATGGAGGAGGGACAGGTATAGTACAATCAGCATACACTCCGCGCAAAGAATCTCCTGATGTGCAGAATTCTATTAGTAGATCAGTAGCTCTAAACAATGCTGTGCTATTCTGCAAAGAGCAGAAGGGCAGCAAGCCAGGGGATGTATTAGATACAGCTGAGATATTCTTGGCTTGGCTTAAAGGTGAAGCAGTAGAAGCAGTACAAATTAAAGCAGTAACAAATGAAAGCGCAGACGATGAAATGCCATTCTAAGCTTACTCCATTTCACGCATGGGTGCGCAGTCATTTTATGACTGTCGCAGCCTTCGCGGAGGTGCTTGAGGTAAGTTACCCCACAGCTCAAAAGTACATTAAGCAGCCTCGCTCTATGAAGGTAAGCGACATAGGTAAGCTGGCTACAATTACTGAGGAGGAGATACCATACATACTTGAACTAATGAAGGATAGCAAATGAGCAAAGTAATAGATAGAAAGATAGCAGATATATTGCTGCTAATCCCTGCAGATGGGCAGCAGTTCGCACGTCAAAGGTTAGATAACTTAGTGCGAGCTGTAAATGAGAGTGAGATACCGGAGCTTAAGTGGAAATCAATTAACGGCATAGCAGAATCACTAAACGAGGCTAAGGCTAAAGAGATGCTACAGGTAATATTTGAGCATGGCTATTGCACATGGGAACAGCTTAAAGGTAGGAGCAGGCATAGAGAGGTGAATGATATTAGGCAGATATGCATGTGGATAGTTCGCAACGGGACCAGCATGAGCTTTCAAAATGTAGGGCTAATATTTGTCAGGCATCACGCTACCATACTGCATGCTGTTAATCACGTAGAGGCAATGCTGCAAACCGATCCATTATATCGGGCATGTGTACAGTCTATTTTAGATAAGTTACAGGATGCTAATTTGCAGAGAGTGTATAATAAATTAACTCAATAATCATAAATCAAATAATCATGAAGATCCAAAGAACACCAAAAGAAAAAGCAAATCGCGTAAAGCGAGTTACTTTTAGAATGACTGATGAAATGACTAATCAGATTAAAGAGTTAGCTAAGAAAAGTAACTTGACCATAAGTGAATATGTTAGAAATATTTTAAATGAATCAGTATGAACGCAAAAGAACTAATAGAATTTTTAAGCACTTATGATAGTGCTACTGAAGTGAAAATTGTAATACACCAAGCGCATCAATATAGCATTCATAATTTTGCTGCAGCTGATATGCATACTGAAAATAACCCTAAAGAAATAGGAATAGCTTTACTTATTGACTTAACTAAAAGCAAGCCTCTTTTTATAGATCAAAATTAATAACCAAATAATCACTAAACCAATGAAGCAGTTAACAATGAATTTTGAGAAAAGGAAAAACGAAAAGTTTTCACCGGAAAGAGTTAAGAAAGTATGCGAGTTAGTTAATGCTGGAGCTACTCCAAGAGAAGCTATAGCAATAGTTAGAATGGGCGCAGCCTGTGCGAAATTGCTTATTGACGTAGGTATAATTAAGAAGGTCGGTAAAGATGAATGGAAAGCAGTAGAAAAACTACACCAATCTACTTACAGTGAATTTCTTAGATTAAGAATAGAGTATAATAAAATGTGCAATCAGCGTGTTAAACATAAAACAAATGGTAAAGCTACTTCTTACTATCCAGCACCTAAAGCAGATACTGATATGGTTGGATTAGTTAATATGCCAAAGAGTAAGCCTGTAAAAAAAGCTGTAGCGTTGCCATGGTGGAAAAGAATTTTACTATATTTGGCTAATCAATAATCTTAAACCAAATGATGACTATTCTATTAAAGCGCATAGAAGCGCTCGAAGAGAGGGTAAAGGCGCTTGAATCTAAGCGCTCTACCTCTACCAAATTCACACCCCCATCACTCTCAGATGTAGTAACCTACTTAGAAGATTTAGTGTTAGCTAAGAAATTCTATTGCCACTATGAGAGCAATGGATGGAAAGTAGGTAAGAACTCCATGAAGAGCTGGAGAGCTGCTGCTGATCAGTGGAGAGCACGTGAGATTAACCAAAATAAAACAATACAAGATGAGCAAAGAATTGGCCGCATCAGTACAGCAGAGCTTCAGTCGTTCACTAAGCGCTGAAGAGAGAGCTATAGCTGAATGCATCAGCTCACCTAAGCTGCATTCATTATCTGAGCAGGAGTTTAGAGAGCTCATAGCTCAAGCTGCTGTGATTAACTCTATTAAAGCTTTACCTTCAGACATTGAAGTAACTCTATTACAGCAAGTTACACAAAATACGTATCGCAGTACAAGTATTAAGGATTGGCAGAATGCCTTCCTGTACAATGCTATAGGTAAAGACTTCGAAAGAGTAGAAGCTTTTAACCTTTTCAGCATAAGCTTTATGGCCGATGTGCTTAAGAGGTACGAAGAGTATAAAGCTAAGGTGTGGAGAGAGCTTAACAAGGCGCTTGTATTACCGGAAGCTGAGATAAAACACATAGAGCCTACTGATCCTTTAAATGTCCTGCACGCTGACGTAGATAGATGGAATGATGGTAAGCATACTTGGGTAGAAATATCTGCACCTTACAACTGCCAGCGCCTCTTTAAGAGTGGCATCTATAAAAAATCTATGTGGGCACCCGAAGTATGGGCAAGATTTGAAGATATAGCTAAGCAAAAGGTAGAGGCTAAATTTAAGGCTTCAAACAAAGTAATCTTAGGCGAAAGCGCACAAGCTGAATTTGATGGCTTGCAAAAGATTGAGCTGAGTAGATTAATCTACATTGACATTATTAAACAAATTAACAATGGCTAAAGATTGGACCATAGAAGAAATGCAGTACCTGGTTAATCACTACGCTGATAACTTTACTGAGGATGTAGCTAAGGCTTTAAATAGAACTGTTAGCGGAGTGTATGGCAAGGCTTATTCTCTTGACATTAAAAAGAGCAAGCTGCATCATGAGAGAGTAATGGCTAAGACTTCTGTTAAGCTAAAAGAAAATTCTAAGATTCACCGTTATGCTAAAGGTCATGAGCCTGCTAACAAAGGAAAGAAAGTAGCAGTTACTACCTATAACAAATGTGCTCCAACAATGTTTAAGAAAGGTAATAAACCTCACAACTTTAAGCCTATAGGCAGCGAGCGTGTTACTAAAGATGGATATTTAGAGCGCAAGGTAGCAAATCCTAAAACTTGGAGAGCAGTACATGTTTTAGTATGGGAAGAGGCTAACGGCCCAGTTCCAGCAAAGCACAAAGTAGTATTTAAGGATAACAATCAGCTAAATTATGAGCTAAGTAATCTTGAATGCCTTTCTTATGCTGATGTAATGAGAAGAAATAGCATAGTTAGATACCCTGCAGATTTAAGATTTGCAATGAAAACACTTAAAAAACTTAAAAAACAAATAAACAATGGCCAGAAACAAAATTGAAGATTTAAGAAATCACTTATTTGAAGTAATAGAAGCGCTTAAAGATGGAGATATTGAGATGGATAAAGCAAAGACTATAGCAGATGTAGCGCAAGTAATTGTTAATAGTGCTAAAGTAGAGGTAGATTTCATGAAGGTAGTACATGGTAATGGTAGTGGATTTATTCCATTAGATAACCGAGGTAGCTATGAGACTGCTAAGCAGCTAACTTTAGGAGGTGAAGATGAAAATATTTAAATTTAATGAGCACGATGTATGCGAAAATCCTATTCTTAAAACGCTTAAATGCCTTAAAGGATATGAAGCGCAGATTAGTGTAGCTATAGTTAAAAATGGTAAATGGAGTTATGCTATTAGATTTTATGGTAAAGACCAGGGATGGGGACAGCCTTTAATTTATCACGCTGAACACAATGTATTTGATACGCAAGAGGAAGCGTATAGAGGAGGCGCTGTACTTCTTTACAATCAAATAAAATCTAATAACGATTACAAGAGATATGATAGAATTTTAGATATTCTGTTATCCGATATTAGTACTAAGCCTCAGAATCAATTAACACTATTCTGATTTAATTATCTAATTTCTTCCACTAACAAGTAGGTGTTAGTAACTAACTTAAAGAGCTCAGCACTACGCTGGGCTTTTTTATTAACCTTTACTTATGAATCTATTTAGAAAGAAGAAGGAGCCAATAGATTTAAATGCCAAGCTGTTACCTGAGCTGTGCAGCTGCACAATTATACAGTGGAATTACAGCGAAGATATAGGCCTTGAGTCTACTTATGCAGAGGATATTCCTTTTATGTTTGATGCAAGAAAGTGCGTAGGCATCCAAGCAGAAGTAGAGTTTAGAAAAGATGGTACTTACTATGTAGGAGAGCGCACGTTAGCGCTGATGCAGGGCATAGATAATGCTATAGTAATAGACGTACCTTACAACGAATTTAAAAAGCATTTTCAGGAGTTAAAATCTAACATAATCACAAATGATTACATCATATCGCGAGGGTAGAAATGTCATAATCACTACTTGCAAGAGTGGAGATAAGTTTTTAATGATGAGCGACCTGCACTGGGATAATCCCCATTGTGATAGAAAGCTATTAAAGGCTCACTTAGATAAGTGCTTGGCAGAAAACATAAGCTTTGCTGTTAATGGAGATTTGTTTTGCTGTATGCAGGGCAAGTATGATCCGCGTAGAAGTAAGCAAGACATCTTACCGGAGCACAACGTAGCTAACTACTTAGATGCACTTGTGAACACTGCTATAGATTGGTTTAAGCCTTATGCTCATTTAATGGTATTCGTGGGCTATGGTAACCATGAGACTGCTATAATAAAGAACTGTGAAACTGATTTAATAGAGCGCTTTGTTAGTGGCCTTAACCGAGAAGCTGGCACTAATGTATTAGTAGGTGGTTATGGTGGGTGGTGGATTCATAGAGTAATGAAAAGCGAAAAGAGTGCCTTAGTGTTTAAAACTAAATATTTCCATGGCAGCGCAGGCGGAGGAATCATCACGAAGGGGGTAATACATAATAACCGAATGCAAGTAATGATCGATGGAGCTGATTGCATTTGGGCAGGCCACGTGCATGAATTATACCATCACTCAGATATGGTAGAGGAGTTATGCTATGCTGCAAATGGTGGCTATAGAATCAATATGAGATACGTGCATCACATTCGTACAGCATCTTACAAAGAAGAGTATGACGAGGGCTTTATGGGCTTCCACGTTGAGCGCATGAGACCACCTAAACCTCTAGGAGCGTATTTGTTACAGTTAGATTTAGAAAGAATAACTAAACCCGTTGACACTACATTAGTAATACCTACTTTTGTGCAATGGAGAGACAAATAAACTACAATTTTAAGCCACTAACAAGGCAAAGCGAGGCACTTAAATTCTTATCAGCAGATTCACAAGTAGAAACAATACTCTATGGAGGAGCTGCAGGCGGTGGCAAAACTATGTTAGGCTGCATGTGGCAGATTCTTAGACGCTTAAAATACCCAGGTACACGCTCACTGATTGGCCGAGCCAAGTTAGACACGCTAAAAAAAACTACCATGAATACATTCTTTCAGGTAGCTAATGACATTGGCCTTAAGGCAGGAGAGGATTTTAACTACAATCAGCAATCTCACATTATTAAATTCAGCAACGGCTCAGAGATAATCTTAGCTGACCTGCAATTTTACCCCTCAGATCCACATTACCAGGACCTTGGGGGATTGGAGCTCACTGATGTATTTTTAGATGAAGCTACAGAGATAAGTGAGAAAGCTTATAGTGTAGTTTGCTCACGTATAAGATACAAGCTTAATGAGTTTGGATTAAAGCCTAAGATATTACTTACATGTAACCCATCGAAGGGATGGATTTATAACCAATTCTATCTGCCCTATAAGAATCAGAATCTACCTGAACACTTAGCTTTTGTTCAGGCGCTACCTGGGGACAATTTGTACCTACCTGAAGCCTACGTTACGAGCCTTACCCGATTACCCGAAGCAGATAGAAAGAGACTCTTAGAAGGAGACTGGGAATTTGATAACAGCTCAGATAGACTGTATCTTTATGATGAGCTAATGAGATGCTTTAGAGAGCCTATGAACGTAGGTGAGGGATATATTACAGCAGACATCGCGCGACTTGGAAAGGATAGAACAGTGCTATGTGTATGGAAAGGATTAAGCTGTATTGATATAGTAGTGCTTAGACAAAAGAGACAAGATGAAGTAAAGGCAGAGATACAGCGCTTAATGAATCAGTATAGTGTTAGGCTATCTAACGTGCTGGCAGATGCTGATGGGGTGGGGGGAGGTCTCGTTGACAGCCTACGCTGCAGGGAATTTATGAATGGCAGTAAAGCTGTGAGAGGCACTCAGTACATGAATCTAAAAGCAGACTGTTACTTTAGGTTAGGTGAGCTGATAGATAAGAATGAAATTACCTTTCCTATTAAATGGCAAGAGGATATCTGCAAAGAGCTTGAGTTAATCAGGAGAGTAGATCCTGATAAGGAAGGTAAGCTAAGAGTAACATCAAAAGATACTATCAGCCAGCGCACCGGTGGAATCTCTCCCGATATAGCTGATGCTATAATGATGCGAGCTTACTTTGAGCTCAATAGGAACTATACTAAGTATGCATTTATCTAAGTTAAAGTGTGATTTAGCACACTTTATCGTACTTAAAAGTGTATTATAAGGGATATTGCATACTATAATATGGATTAGATGCTATTAATAACATCTTTGTCGCAAGTATAGTAGACTTTTGCGACAGCTATAGTAGAAAATAATCTACAGAATAAGCCTTATAGTGGAAAATATACACCCATTCGGGTACTTATATTCGCTAATATCTGCAAATTATACGCAAAAGGGTATAAAACAAAATAGCCCTACACGTTTGTAGAGCTATCCTGTAATCAAATAATCAATATAAGCCTAAACCAAAAGGCTGAAATGGATAGTCAAATATATCACACTTAATACTATGTGCATAAGTATGTGAATAAGATGTTGAAAGCAGATAAGTTAATACACTAATTTTGAGCACATGAAGAACGAGGAAGCTTTAATTCAAGAGGCAGTTATTAACTATATTACTGCTCAGTATCCTCGGCTGCTTTATTGTGCATCTGCAGGGGGTGTTCGTACCTCTATGAAGCAGGCTGTCAAGATGAAGAAAACAGGATACGTAAAAGGCTTTCCTGATATTTTTATCTATAATGCTAAGGGCCCATTCTTTGGATTAGCTATAGAGATGAAAACAGCTAAGGGTGTAATGAGTCAATCTCAGAAAGACTGGCAAGCAAAGTTAATTAACAATGGCTACCAAGCAGTTACATGCAAGAGCTTTGATGAGGCTAAATTAATTATTGATGAGTACCTACACCTCTGAAATAAATAGGTGTTACGCTGAATGGCGCAGAGTAGCAGCAACTGTTACTCGTTTAGATTTAGCTGATGAGCTGCTGCATGACACTCTGCTGAAGATATTAGAATCAGATAAAGATAAATTGCAGGATATTCATAACCGAGGCAAGCTTAACAATTACGTTAGCAATGCTATTAGACTATCTGCACGCTGCAGCAATAGCTCATTTAACTATACTCGTTTAAGATTCGAGAAGATTAGGAATGATCTAAAAGATGATATTATAGATGATGTAAATAAGAGCGTAGGGATGCGCTTAGAGAATGAGCAGTTAGATATATTTATAAGTAGACTGCCATATTTTGAGAGAGAGCTATTCTTTCTTTATGCCTTAGATGATTTCTCTTATCAAGAGCTAGCTAAAGAAACAGGCATACCTTTGAACTATCTTTACCGGACAATTAAGAAAGCTAAAGTAACACTTAGAAATTCGTTACAAATATGACTAAAGAAAACTACGCTGCGAGGATTGAGATCTGCAATAACTGCGAAGTATTTAACACGCGTTATAAAACATGCGGGCCTCCAACTAATGCTATTAATCCATTTGCTAAACCTACTGAGCTTAATGGCCATCTATTCAAGCCATGCGGCTGCCCTATAGATCACTTAGCAATGTATGCTGTAAAAGATTGCCCTGCTAAGAAATGGCCTATCTTAAATGATAGATTAGTAATTGAGAATATGCTGGCCTTTATTGAATCTTTGAAAAGAAAGAACAGCGTAACGAGCCAAGATATGAAAGTGGTAGGTGAGCTGAGAAAGAAATATACTAAATTAGATTACCCTGGTACAAGCTGTGGTCCATGCGCTAAGAAGTACGTAGATGATGTAGAGCAGCAGCTAATCTCTGAGCTAACTAAATTAGAATCAGCTCAAGCACTGATAGAATTAACTAACTTAGAGCTCACTCCTGAGCCAATAACAGAGGTAACAACTACACCCATAAAAAAACGTAGAGCTAAAAGAAAAAAACTATAAACAAATAAATAAACATCATGGAAAAATTCACAAAAATTAGAAATGTACTTAACTTCATTCTTCTTTTAATTGGAGCTCTATTAATAGCTTTAAAATACTATGAAGTGATAAACATATCCTGGAAAAGTGCTTTAACCATTATTGGATTAGATGTAATTCTTGGAACGGTATATTGTGCTTACAAACAAATAACTAAAGAATGACTATACTAATCATCTACTTAGTAGGCTTCCTACTGCACACTGGCATACTCTGCCTAAACATCTACAGACATCAGAGACACCTATCTAACTACCATTGGTACGCTTACATGGGTGTGGTATTTACAGGCTTTGTATGGCTACCATTTTGGATATACATTACTGTGCTACGTTTTCAACAGCCAAAATAGTTTTGCACAAATTAACTGAGTGACATTTTTATTTATAGATTTGTCATAGGGTGGTATTACTGTAGATTTGATTTAAGGTTTTATACGCCC